GCGAACAGAGGTTTCTTAAAAGGTATTGATGGTAGAAAGATATATGTTAGAAGTCCTCATGCTGCACTTAACACCTTACTACAAGGTAGTGGTGCTATTGTAATGAAACAAGCTATGATAAATTTATATGAGTTGATTAAGTTAAATACTTATGATGCTAAGTTTGTTGCTAACATCCATGATGAATGGCAACTACAAGTCAAGGAAGCTCAAGCTGATGCTGTTGGTAGGATTGGTGTTGAGTGTATTGAGAAGGTAACAGAGCAATTCAAAATGCGATGTGAATTAACTGGTGAGTATAAGATAGGAGGTAATTGGAGTGAAACCCACTAAAGAAAATAGAAAGAAGTTTGACCTAGACTTAGAGTATGGTCAGATAAGAGAAGATAGGATAGCAGATATGCTAACTAATAAAAAGATTGAGGTCAAGTCAGAACGTGGTATGTGGATGAAGACTGGTAACATATGTATTGAGTATGAATCATATGGTAAACCATCTGGTATCTGTGCTACTGAATCAGACTATTGGTTTCATAATCTTTGTATTGATGATGACATATTCTGTACGTTTATATTTGATGTCCCTAAACTAAAACAACTGATTGATAAATTAGATTTTAAGAAGTCTGTTTGTGGTGGTGACAACAAAGCAAGTAAGATGTGGCTAGTAAATATCCAGAAACTATTTACATCTGATGTATTTAAAACATATAAAGAGCTAGAAAATGAATAAAACACTTGACAAAACTCAATTAGACAAGTATAATAAGTTTACGTCTGAGTCTGGGCATTGGTATGCTAGAGATGGAGAACCTATGTATACAATCATAGGTGCTAATGGTAAAGAAAGAAATACCACATTGAGAGATGCTAAAAGTCTTGGACTTGTCCCTTCAGTCACAACCATTCTGGGTATGGTTGCTAAACCGGCTTTAGAGAATTGGAAACTTACTCAAGCTATCAAAGCATCTGTTGATTTAGATAGAGGAGAACAAGAACCTTTTGATTCTTTTGCTTATAGATGTAAGAATGAAGCCAGACAGGTTGGTTTAAAAGCAGCCAAGCAAGGGACAAAGATACATGCTCAAATAGAAAAAGGTTTCTTAGGTAAAGCTAAGACTAAACCTTACAAACTTATTCAAGCATGGTTGGACGAAAACTTTCCTAATGAAGACTGGATAGCAGAGGATTCTTTCTGTGCTGAACAAGGTTATGGTGGTAAGATAGACTTATACTGTAAGTCAGGAATCTTTGTGGACTTTAAAACCAAAGATAACCTTGAAGGTAAAGACCCAGCTAAGTTAGTCTATGATGAACATGGTATGCAGTTATCTGCTTATGCTCAAGGTTGTCAGGTTGATGACCCTACTAGAGTTTCTATCTTTGTTGATAGAGCAGATACAAGTCTTATCCTGTATCACATTTGGGAAAAAGAATCGCATGAAAAACATAAAGAAATGTTTAATAGTATATTAAGATATTGGCAACTGGTAAAGAATTATGAATGGCAAGAAGTCTAAACTAATAAGAAGAAAAGCAGAAGGTAAACTTATTGACTGGTTAAGAACTATGATACCAGAAGGAGAAGATGTTTCTCGAATTAACAAGAAAAATCTCCATGAGTTTTTACCAGAACAAACACATATCTTTGCTAATAATAAATTTATGTTAAGTGCATATAGTTTAAGATGGTTTTACAAACAAACAAAAAAAGAATATTATGCGAAAAAAAATTAATTATAAATTTAACGAAGGTAAAATATTAAATTTAGCAAAAGAATATATTGATAGAACTTATGCTCAACATTATTCTAATGGTAAGTATCAAGCTACTGATATGATTATAGATGCTGGACATGGTGAGGGTTTTGCTGTTGGTAATATTATGAAGTATGCTATGCGATATGGTAAGAAAGATAACAAACAAGCAGAACTATACAAGATAATACACTATGCTATTATTGCTTTGTATTTAGAGGAGAAAAATGGTAGAAGATAAAGTAGGAACTAAAGATTATTTAGGTATAACTATTGACTATGACAAAGAAAAAAACTTTGACAAGTTTAGTTTAGACACATTAAAAGATAGATACTTCTGGGATGGAGAGACACATGCCCAAGAAGCATTCGCAAGAGCATCAGTATTCGGTGCAACATTTAGAGGAGAAACAGATTATGAAATGGCTCAAAGACTTTATGACTACAGTTCCGATTGTTGGTTCATGTTCAGCACTCCTATACTTAGCAACGGAGGAACTACTCGTGGGCTACCTATCAGTTGTTTCCTTAATTATGTTCCTGACAGCAGGACTGGGCTATCTGCTCACTATGACGAGAACATATGGTTGGCAAGTTCAGGTGGAGGCATTGGTGGATTTTGGGGAGATGTTAGGAGTAATGGTATACCTACTGCTCATGGCTCTCGTTCTACTGGTTCAATTCCATTCATGCATGTGGTAGATTCGCAGATGTTAGCTTTCAATCAGGGCACTACAAGACGTGGTTCTTATGCTGCTTACATGGATGTTAGTCATCCAGAGATTGAAGAGTTTATTAACATGAGAAAAGAATCTGGTGGTGATATAAATAGGAAGTGTTTAAACCTACACAATGGAGTAAACATTACTAACTCATTTCTAGATGCTGTTAAGAATGATGAAGACTGGAGATTGATTGACCCTAAAACTAATGAAGCTGTTAAGACTATCAATGCTAGAGACTTATGGTTTCAAATCATAAATGCTAGAGCAGAGACTGGTGAACCTTACATGATTAACATTGATACTTGTAATGAACATCTACCAAAGACACAACAGGATTTAGGTTTATCTATTAGACAAAGTAATTTATGTTCAGAGATAACACTTGCTACTAATGAAGAGAGAACAGCAGTATGTTGTTTATCATCTGTTAATTTAGAACACTTTGATAAATGGTCAAAAGACCCACAGTTTATTGAAGATTTAATAACCATGCTTGACAATGTGATAGAACATTACATTGAGAATGCAGTAGATACATCACAACTAGGAGGCTATAGTGCAAATTTCAAAAGGTTTACAAAGTATATTAAAGAAGGTAAAGAAGGGTACGCAAAGTCTGCTTACTCTGCTTATAGAGAAAGGTCAGTTGGTCTTGGAGCAATGGGTTTCCATGCTTATCTCCAGTCTCAAAACATTGCGTTTGAAAGTATCTATGCTACTGGATTCAATCATAGAGCATTCAAGCACATCAAATCCAAAGCTATACAAGCTACTGAGAGACTTGCTGATGTGCGTGGGGAATGCCCTGATTTACACAATACAAACCGTAGGAATGCTCATCTTCTTGCTATTGCTCCTAATGCTAGTAGTGGGATTATTTGTTCTGGTACTTCTCCCAGCATCGAGCCTTTTCGTGCTAATGTATATACCCACAAAACTTTATCAGGTTCTTATCAAGTAAAGAATAAGTTCTTGGTTAAACTTTTAAAATCAAAAGGTTTAAAAGGACAAGAGTTAGAACAGACTCTCAAAGACATAGCCGGTAATGATGGGTCAGTACAAGATTTAGATATACTAACAGATGAAGAGAAGGAAGTATTTAAAACTGCTAATGAGATAAATCAGATATGGGTAGTTGAACATGCTTACAAAAGACAAGAGTTTATCTGTCAAGCACAATCAGTTAATCTATTTTTTACCTTACCAAAGGCAACAGAGAATCAAGATATACATGATGATTACATGCAGTATGTCAATGATGTGCATTGGTATGGTATGAATAAATTAAAATCGCTGTATTACTTTAGGTCTAATGCAGCAAGAAACGTAGAGAATGTTAACATTAAAGTTCCAAGGATTCGTTTAGATGAGGTGGACTGTATAGCCTGTGAGGGGTAATTATGAATTGTTATCATTGTAATACAAAATTAATATGGGGTGGAGACCACGACATAGAAGATGAGAATGAAGACTACAGTATTGTTAGTAATCTTTCTTGTCCTAAGTGTGGTTCTTTTGTAGAAGTTTATTTACCAAAGGAGTAATTATGATAAAAGAAAAATTATATAATGCTTTGTATGATAGATATAAAGCAAGACAATCAGAAGCTTTGTGTAATATTCAAATGTATTTTAGAGAAGGAGTAGGTGTAGCTGACCATCCTGATTTAGTAGATACAGTTGATAAATTATTTGAAGATTACGCAGAGGCAACAGAAAATTTAAAATTATTAGAGGAGAATAAATATGAGTTTGTTGGGCAATAGAGATTATTATAAACCGTTTGAATATCCATGGATGTTTGATTACTATGTATTACAGAATCAAATGCATTGGATGCCA